AGTTGGTAATGCATTATTAGGACTTTGTTTTATTTGAAAATAATAATTACCTACTGGTATATCATCAAGTTTAAATTCAGTTGCTAATTCATAAGTTGTATTAATTGCACTAGCACCTCTACTTTGTTGCAGTTGGTCAAAGAAAAATATATAAGATTGTATTGCTCTAGTTGAATAAGGTGTAGAGCTACCTGTTTCTATCATTCTTATTTGCCAAGTTCCATTTGCTGATAAAGTACCAGGCATATTATTTACTGAACAACTTACATTTATGTTTATGTTTAATTTACCTGATAAATTTGTTCTTTCTTTAACTTCGTATGCTCCATTGTTATAAAACCCCTGAGCATCTGATAATACATTATACCAAGGTAATGTAGTAAACGTTCCGGCAGTTAAGACCTTATCAGTCATACCACTACCGGATATTGCACCTATCTTTATTTTACCATATGTTTCTAAATCAACTCCTGCAAATTCAGGATACTTTAATGAATTATTACAAACTAAATACACATCATCTAAAAATGGTTCATTAAAAAAAGAACCTGTATATGTGTATCCTGCGTAATCAAATACCGCATCCCATACTTTTTTCATACGGATTGCTGGTTTGAAGTTTTGTACTGTTAGTGCACCATTCTGGTCATCCATACCAAATAATTCGTATTGACCTGATGTAAATTTATATCCACTACCATAATCAGCTAAAGGATAAACGATATCACCGCTAAATAAATTACCACCCCAACTTGCTGATATATTATCATAAGATGCAGTATGGTTGTATATGTTTAAGTTTGTTAAATCAGTTAGATATGCTTTATTAATAGTCCTACCAAAAGAAGATACTGCTCCATAGATACTTACTTCATATGAATCAATAAATTTATTATAAAGTACATTTACCTTATTTAATTGTAGATAACCTTGTGATAAATAAATACCATCAAAGTCCAAATAACAGGGTACTTTAATATTGGTTGCAAATGTATCAGGATTTTCTATACTAATATCATAGCAGTGTTCAAAAAATGCATTATTCTTTTTACTTCCAGGTAATGTAATTTGTCTTGTGAAATCAGCAGGTATTACACCTAAATCAAACAATCCAGTTACATTATCAGATAAAAGTATTTCTTCATCTTCAAATACATCTAATTGTACACCATTTGCTACGAGTTTATATACGAAACCTTGAGTACTAGTTATTCCCATTATATGATTAATTTATATGCTTGTCCCCAATCAAAATCAAATTGATATTGAACTAACTTATCATTAACACCTGTTTTAAATACCACATTATTTGTTGTAATTGTAATAGGTCTTAAATCGTTTGGTTCATTATAAACCCAATATATTTCATCAGAAACTAACAATTGTTTGAATATATCATTATACGAATCAGGTAAATAATCAGTATTAACTGAAAGAGTTTGCTTACTATCTGATAAATAATTTAAAGTAGAGCTATCATAATTTTGATAAGATAATCCAGTACTTTGCCATGTTCCTAATTGTGGTTGATATGTACGCTTTGTTGATTGAAATCCTTGTCTATTAACTAAATAAAAGTTAAACCAATCAAATTGTCCAAATCTATTCTTCCATTTAATTCTTACGTTAGGATACTTTTGGATACAATTTTTTTCGTATCTAATTGAAGTACCTAATTTAGTTGCACCATTATAAGCTTGTATTTCAAAATAATCATTTGCTGTTGATATTGGAAATCCACTTTGATTTGGTGCTATTGGATATTGTTGTATCTGATTAGAAGAAGATATAGATGATGATAATGTAAAATCAGCACTACCTAAGTTACCTGTATAAGTTAGTTTAGTAGGTTGTGTTCCACCTGCAGTTCCAACATATACACCACTCACCCCATAATTTGAATCTAAAAAAGATTGTGTTACAGGTCCATCAGTTAATAATGGATAGTGAATTGATTTAGAAGGTAATTGTTGATTAATTGGTTCTTGAAATATACCATATCCATCTAATGCTTTATATACACCACTAAGTGTGTGTGAACTGGTTACAAAATTTAAACCATCTCTATATTGCCAGTAGAAATCTACTGCTAAATATTTTACATTTGAGGAGTTTTGTTGTGCTAAATCAGTTAATGTAGAATTCATAATCCTACTTACATCAAATATACCAACCAAACTTTCATTTGGATATTTTACTAATGTGTATTCAGGTAGAGCTGGTTTTGTAGTTGAACCTGTCCAATAGTATAATTCTCCATAATATTGAAAAGATGAACTATACACAACATCGCTGCTTTCCGCAACTGTAAAAATCATTGGGGATTGTGCCAATGATGCTGATGCTGGGTATTGAGTAATCGTTAAGGCCATAGTATCTTATTTAACATTTAACCACCAAACACTAAATTGTATTGGATGCTATTATTTACCGAAAGATTGTCTAGTTTTACTAGACCCTCCTTTTTTGAAGGTATCCTGTAAGTTTTGTGCAATCAATAATTGAACTTGAGCTTTTGAATAGTTCAGTATCATATCCGTTAAACCCTTATCTTCAGTAGCTCTTACCACAAAGTTAAATTCAGGTCTCTTAGATAGAGCAACCCTTTTAACAACTTTTGGAGGAGTATTCCACCATAAACCATAAGAAACCATATTAAGGTCTAATGTATATTTGAAATCACTAACTTTTTTATATCTCGTAGCAATACTATTTCTCATTTTACCAGTCTTAACCGGCGCTCCAGCTTTAGCTAATTGCCTATATTTGCTGGATATTTGTTCTAATGTAGGTGTACTTGCCATTATTCAGGTAATAAATTATATAAGCATCTTGGTCTATCGTTATGAGCTGTCAAATCAAATGTTGCAACCCAACCAGCCAAACCATTTTCAAAACGGTCTTTAAATGCTTCACAATTTATTCCACCTGTAATATCAAAGCTATTTACTGCATATTGTGTATATGAAAGTAAATCGTTTAAAATACCTAATGTATTTGCGTGTATATCAACGGAATCATCGGTTTTAAAAAATGGAATAGTTTGTTTATTAAATGGTCCTGTTGATTCATTATTTTTTAATTTCATTTTATCTGCCACAATAAGTTGGCAAGAATATACGGTTACTGAATCATCAAATACTGCATTTGTAATAAGAATATTACCTATTGGATATGCTGGATAACTTTCAGTATCTACCTCAAATATATCTCCTTGCGTTACAACTTCAATACCAGGATGATTTACCATTATAGTTTTGAAGTAATCTAAAGCGTTATAGTACAAAGTATAATTTGTACCAATATTATTTACTACGTTTCCCATATTATTATAATTGGATACCTCCGAAATATTGATTACTAAAATCAGGGAAAACCTGTGTTAAGTTACCAACACTTTGTAGGTATTGTGGTATTTGGTTAGAATAAGATATTAAATAATTCTGAGTTCTAGTTGAGTAGAAATCTGCACTATTCATAGCTTTTTGTAAAAGGTAATCAATCTCATTCTTAGATGGCGCCTCACTCACTTCACTTCTATGCTTAACAGCACCTTCGCTTTTGAATTGGATGCTACTGAAGGGGATGTATTCAACGCATGCGTACCATATTAGAGTAGGTTTGATGTGGTCATTAATTAAATCCTGATAATAAGCATCTAATGTAGATACAGTACCTGCTGTAATTTGTTCTTGTAAGTAATAAAACAACACAGTACCTAATAGGTTTAACATGTATTTGTCTTGTGCTGTTCTTACAAATGGTAACAATCTATCAGCATCAATAGCTCCTTGTAATGGAGAGTTTTTAATTATATCGTTTCTAGTTACAAAAAGTGCGTAGCTCATTTTATTTTTGTTTAAATATTTCAAATTCTTTTGTGAAGTTAGGATTACTCATTTGTAATGTTACATCATCTATATTCGTATCTACAGAACCTTTATCTTCAATTGCTGCAGGATTCTCAGCTTGCTCATTAATATCATCTTCAACTTGCTCAATTGTTTGTCCTGTTTCATCAGCAGTTTCTGAAAGAATTGCTAATGGAGTTAATTGTTCAAAGTATAATTCAGTATCTTCGTATCCACCTTCACTAAGTGCAGTTGTTAAGAAGTTTATAACTAAATTTTGAAAAGGATTAATTGTCATCGTTTGTAAGATTGAAAAAGCCGTTTTCATTTCTTCTGATTGAGAACTAAATCCATTAGCTTCAGTACGAATACCAAATAGTAATGGAGAAGTAATTCTATGTCCAACTAATATACGGTCTTGTGCGTATTCAGCAACATATTTGTATTTCTCATGTAAATTATCAGTACTAATTGTTTCAATAGTTGGTTTTCTTTCAGCATCATCGTTAAATGAAATCATAAATCTACCAGCGTTTCTAGTGCCTGTAAATTTAGATTCAATTAAATCTTCAATAGTTTGTCTTTCTTCAGGAGCTGGAACACCATTATTCATATTAACCATCACTAATGGTAAGAAACCATTCTCAATATTGTTAATGTGTAAGTTAGATAATTCAGCTTCTACATAAGAGAATTGTAATGCA